CTAATAGGGGTAAGTAAAATGATTAATAGCAGAAGTATTATGGATTTACATCCAAAAGTACAAGTAATGGTAAATGCTATGATTGAATCCTGTATTAAAGCAGGTTTTGATATTCTAATTACAAGTACCTATAGAGATGCAGAAGCCCAAAATTCTTTGTATGCTCAAGGTAGAACAAAGAAAGGCTCAATCGTAACAAATGCAAAAGCTGGAGAATCTTTTCATAACTACAGATTAGCATTTGATATTGTTCCATTAAGAAATGGAAAACCAGTATGGGGAACAAAAGGTACAGACGGTAAGCTATGGAAAGATATTGCTAATATTGGTAAAGCTTGCGGGTTAGAGTGGGCTGGAGATTGGAAAACATTTATTGAGTTTCCACATTTTCAATACACTCAAGGGTTAACCCTTAAAGATCTACAAAATGGTAAAACTATAAAATAACGGTGGTACTATTATGTTAAATTTATTAATACCAGTAATAGGAACCTTACTAGATAAGGTATTACCAGATCCAAAGATGGCAGCAGAGGCTAAGTTTAAGATTATAGAAATGGCTCAAAAAGGTGAATTAGCTAATTTAGAGGCAGATGTTAAATTAGCAATTGCTCAGACAGAAGTAAATAAAGTAGAAGCATCCACTGATACGTTTCGTGGTGGGTGGAGACCATTCATAGGTTGGATATGCGGATTTGGTTTAGCCATACAATTTATAATATCACCATTATTTACTTGGGTATCTTTATTACTAGGTTACAATGTAATATTCCCTATATTAGATTCTGATGTATTAATGACTTTACTGTTTGGTATGTTGGGTCTAGGTACATTAAGAACCACAGAAAAGTTAAAATATATTAAATAGGAATTACTTATGCCAGTAGATCCTTGGGATAATCCTACAAAAGTTTACCCAGTAGGTATTCACTCTAGTAGGGTACATAAACCTAATGATATTTATCCTACCTACGTAAAAGGTGAGATAGACGTTCCTGGTAGAGAACCAGTAGTATTAGATCCTGATGGTGGACCTGAATTTCCATTTGCTAGAGAATATCCTATATACTTGCAACCATATTTAGTAGGTGTTCATGGTGAACAATTATTCCATGAAGAAGAACCACATTGGGTACGTAATCCAGCATTACCACCATTATAGAGTTAATCATGAAGAAGAACCACATTGGGTACGTAATCCAGCATTACCACCATTATAGAGTTAATACCGTATGTATAACCAAGATACTGCCCCTGTGGTAAATGAAGCTAAGTTAACTACTTGGATAAATGAACCACAGCTACAATCTTTAAAGTGTGATCTGGATGCTTCTAAACCAGCTCATGATGCACAAGTACTTAAAATTAAAAAATGGGTAGATCTATTAAAAGTACAGGGTACTGCTAAGATTGAAAAAGTTAAGGGTAGATCTTCTGTTCAACCTAAACTTATTCGTAGACAAGCTGAATGGAGATATTCTGCATTATCAGAACCATTCCTATCATCTAAAGAAATGTTTAAAGCTGCACCAGTAACTTTTGAAGATGGTGAATCAGCTAAACAAAATCAATTAGTTTTAAACTGGCAGTTTAGAACCAAAGTAAACCGTATTAAATTTATTGATGATTTTGTTAGATCTAACGTTGATGAGGGTACTTGTATTGTTCGTACAGGTTGGAAGCGTAGTGTAAAAACTATTCAGGTAGATGCACCTGTTTACTCTTATTACGCTATTTCTTCTCAACAAGAAATGGATTTATTAAAGCAAGCTATAGAATTAAAAGATGCCAATCCTCGTGAATACAGTAACATTGATCCTTTGGTTCAAGCTGCTGTTGATTACTATTTAGAATCTGGTCAACCAACTGTTGCACAACAGACTGGTACTCAAAAGGTTGATAAAGAACTAATTATTGAGAATAGACCTACTGCTGAATTAGTTAATCCAGAAAATTTTTATTTGGATCCTTCATGTGGTGGTGATACAGATAAAGCATTATTTGCTGTTGTCTCATTTGAAACTAATATTATTTGCTGTTGTTTCATTTGAAACTAATCAAGCAGAACTACTTAAAGAAACTGGTAGGTATAAAAATTTAGATAAAGTTGATTGGGCTAATAATGGTCCACTAACTCAAACTGATCATGCTACTAGCACACCTATTGAATATAACTTTAAAGATGCAATGCGTAAAAAGGTAGTTGCTTATGAGTATTGGGGTTATTGGGATATTGAAGATGATGGGGTATTAGTACCTATTGTAGCTACTTGGATTGGTAATACTCTCATTCGTATGGAAGAGAGTCCTATGCCTGATGAAAAGTTACCATTTGTTATTACTAATTACTTACCAGTTAAACGAGAAATTTACGGTGAACCTGATGCAGAAATGCTTGAGGATAACCAGAAAATTCTTGGTGCAGTAACTAGAGGTATGATTGATTTATTAGGTAGATCTGCTAATGGCCAACAAGGTATGGCTAAAGGTATGTTGGATCCACTTAATAGGCGTAGATTTGATAATGGTCAAGACTATGAATATAATCCTAATCAAAACCCCAATAATGGGTTAATTGATCATAAGTATCCTGATATTCCACAATCAGCTATGCTGATGTTGAATCTTCAGAACCAAGAAGCAGAAGCTCTTACTGGTGTTAAGAGTTTTAGCGGTGGTATGTCTGGTGAATCTTATGGTCAAGTTGCTGCTGGTATTCGTGGTGTATTGGATGCAGCAAGCAAAAGAGAGATGGCTATATTAAGAAGATTAGCCAAAGGTATTACTGAAATCGGTAATAAGTTTATAGCAATGAACGCTGTATTCTTATCTGAAGAAGAAGTAATACGTGTAACCAATACTGAATTTATTACTGTTAAGCGTGAAGATCTTAAAGGTAATTTTGATTTAGAAGTTGATATATCTACTGCTGAAGTTGATGATGCTAAAGCTAAAGATTTAGGTTTTATGTTGCAAACAATTGGACCTAATATTGATCCTCAGATTACTATGAAAATATTATCTGAGATTGCAGAATTAAAACGTATGCCTGAATTAGCACACGATTTAAAATCTTGGAAACCTACACCTGATCCAATTCAAGAACAGTTAAAACAATTGGAAGTTCAGAAAGCTCAAAAAGAAATTGAGTTACTGGATTCTGAGATTCAATATAATATGGCTAAAGCTAGACGTGAAGATGCTAATGCAAATATGGATTTGAATACTATGCAGGAAAGTGATGGCACTAAACATAGACAGAATATATCTCAACAACAGGCTCAAGCTAAAGCTAATCAAGAGTTGGAAATAACCAAAGCATTAACTAAACCAGTTAAACAGCAAGAATCTGCACCTAATATTGATGCAGCTATTGGTTATAATCAATTAAGTAGTGTATTATCTAATAATGAATAAAGTTGAACATAATATTAACTTTATTCTTTGGTTCTAACTTTAACTTAACTAAAGGACAAATCAGCCATGTCTGAAGTCTTAAATTTACAGAAACAACGTGATGACGCAAAAGAAATGATTGAACAAGCTGAAACAGCTTTAAGATTATTTAATAATCCAGATTTTAAGAAACTTATTTTAAATGAGTTCTGTATTAATGAGTGTGCTCGTTACGCACAATCTTCTGCTGATCCAGCATTAAATGAAAACCAACGTGCTGATGCTTTAGCAATTGCACAAGCTGCTGGTCACTTACGTAGATTCTTATCAGTTAAGATTCAAATGGGTAATCAAGCAGATCGTCAAATGTTTGACTTGGATCAAGCTATTTTAGAAGCTCAATCTGAGGATCAACAATAATGGAAACAACAGATGTTCTTGGAATGTCTGATGAGGACTTCCTACAATTAAACGGTCCTACTGAAGTTAAAGAAGAAACTGTTCCAGTAGTTGTTCCTGCTGAGGAAATTGCTCCAGAAGTAGTTGAAGAACCAGTACCAGAAGTAAAAGTTCCTGTTGTTGCGGCTACTACTGATCCAGAAGTAGTTGAAGAATCTGCTCCTTCTGTAGTAGTGGATGAACCAAATAAAGAAGTTACTGCTCCAGTAGTTGATAATAGTAAGCCTGCTGAGGCTGCTCCTACTATTAACTACGAGCAAGAATATAATCGTTTAATGGCTCCGTTTAAAGCAAACGGTAAAATGATTACATTGAATAGTCCTGATGAGTTAATTCAATTGGCTCAAATGGGTGCAAATTACACCCGTAAAATGCAGGACATTCAGCCACATCGTAAAGTATTACAGATGTTGCAAAATAATGGATTATTAGATGAGGGCAAACTTTCTTTCCTAATTGATTTAGATAAGAAAGACCCTGAAGCTATTAAAAAGCTTATTAAAGATACTGGTATGGATCCTTTGGATATTGATACTAGTGTTGAACCTGCTTATAAAGAAGGCAATCACAGAATTAGTGATGAGGATGTAGCTTTTACTACTGCTTTGGAAGATATTAAATCCACTCCAAATGGTATTGAAACAATCCAAGTTATTAACCAATGGGATCACGCCAGTAAAGATTTATTGTGGAAGTCCCCTGACTTAATGGCAGTAATTCACAGTCAACGTGATAATGGTATTTATGACCGTATCGCTACTGAGATTGATCGCCGTAAGACACTGGGTATTATCCCTGCTACAGTTCCATTTATCCAAGCTTACAGAGTTGTTGGTGATGAGTTAAATAATCAGGGTAAGTTTAACGATTTGGTTAAACCAAT